GGAGGAAAGAAGGTTGAGCGAGAGATGGGTGGGGAATGGTGAAAAACAATTATATTTTCGACTACTACCAGAGAATTAAGACCGGGACGGTCGTAGTTGGGAAGTGGATACAACTGCTATATGGGTTTTTGATAACTGGCCTCGAAAAAGGCCGGTTTTTTTTCGACCAAAAAAAGGCGAACCACGCAATAGACTGGATCGAAGCCCATTGCTTCCACACGGAAGGGCCGCTTGCTCCTGGGCCGCTCCTTTTGGAGCTCTGGCAAAAGTCTCTCGTCTCCATCATCTTCGGGATCGTGGACAAGGACGGCAAGAGGGTCTTCCGGGAGGTGCTTTTTGTGGTAGCCAGGAAGAACGGCAAGAGTCTCTTGTGTGCTGCCATAGCGAAATATATCTGGATGGTTGAAGGCGGATATGGCGCAAAGGTCTTCTGCCTCGCTCCGAAGCTGGAACAGGCTGACATCATCTACATGAATACGTGGCTCATGACTACGCTGGATCCGGAATATATAGCGCTGAAAGAGCTGTGCTCCAAGAAAGACGCGCATAACAAGAAAGTAAACGACGACTCGGAACTCCCAAAGAAAAGACAGAGCGATCTGTATATCGCGGCGACAAACTGCGCCGTGAAGAAGATCACCTTTTCCTCGAAGAGATCCGACGGTTTTAATCCGTCTCTCTGTATCTGCGACGAAATAGCCGCGTGGGAAGGTGATCGGGGCCTGAAACAGTATGAAGTCATGAAGTCAGGTATGGGAGGCAGGCCGGAGCCGCTTCTGATTTCCTGCACTACTTCCGGGTATGTGAATGACAGCATTTTCGACGAGCTCATAAAGAGAGGGACGCGGTTCTTACTTGGCGACTCCAAGGAGAGCCGGCTGCTGCCGGTGCTCTACATGATAGACGACGTAGATAAGTGGGACGACATCAACGAGCTTCGAAAGAGCAACCCGAACCTTGGCGTTTCCGTCACGGTGGACTATCTGGTAGAGGAGGCGGCGGTTGCCTCTGGCAGCCTGTCGAAAAAAGCGGAATTCATTACAAAATACTGCAATCTGAAACAGAACTCTTCCCTTGCCTGGCTGCCGGCGAAGGTCGTGGAGGGCGCCGTGTGCGACCACTTGAATCTGGAAGACTTCCGTGGCTGTTACTGCGTGGGCGGCATCGACCTGTCGCAAACCCGCGACCTTACGTCTGCCTGCATCGTGATACAGAAGGAGGAAAAGCTGTATGTTATCTCTCACTTCTGGCTGCCGGCGGAAAAGATTGACGAGGCGACGGAGCGGGACGGACTGCCTTATAACGCCTATATAGCCAGGGGGTTGTTGACGCCCTGCGGGGAGAATTTCGTGGATTACGAGGCGGTCTATGAATGGTTCCGGATCATCGTGGAGAAGTATGAGATATTGCCGCTGAAGGTAGGCTATGACCGCTACTCCAGCCAGTACCTTGTACAGAAAATGCAGGGGTACGGCTTCCACATGGATGACGTTTTCCAGGGTGAAAACCTGTGGGGCGTTCTCCAGGAGGTGCAGGGCTACCTCGAAGATGGCCGGATCTGCATCGGGGACAACGACCTCCTTAAGGTGCACCTGTTGGACAGCGCCATAAAAATGAGCACGGAGAGAGGCAGGGGGAAACTGGTAAAACTAAGACCCTCTTCACACATAGACGGCACCGCCGCCCTTGCGGATGCCTTTACAGTCAGACAGAAATATTGGGCAGAAATCGGAGAACAACTAGCGAGGTAACGAAGATGGGCCTTTTTGATTTGATTTTTGGGAATCGGCCAAAGCCGGCGGGACGGTATGCCGGTACCTTCAAAATGTTGAACGGGTACGTGCCGAGGTTCACGAGTTGGCAGGGCTCCATCTATGAGGCGGAGCTGATACGGGCATCTATCAACGCGGTGGCTACGCACTGCTCTAAGCTGAGCGTAGTCACCAGAGGATCCGCAAAGAGAAAACTGCAGAACCGGCTGGCCAAAGGGCCCAACACGTTCGACACGTGGAGCCAGTTCATGTATAGACTGGCGACAATCCTCTACGTGAAAAACACTGCCTTTATAGTGCCGGTCTTTGACGACTACGGTGAGGTTTCCGGCATCTATCCGGTTCTCCCGGACTACTGTGATGTAGTGCAATATGGCGATGTGCCATATCTGCGCTATAAATTCTCCTGGGGTGACTGGGCTGCCGTTGAGTTGTCGTTGTGCGGGATCATGACGCGCTTCCGGTACCGCTCCGACTTCTTTGGCGAGAACAACGGGGCACTCCTTAACACGCTGGATCTGATTACAATCCAAAGCCAGGGCATCCAGGAGAGCATAAAGAACGGCGCGTCCTATAAGTTCTCCGCCCGGCTGACGAACTTCTCCAGTCTGGAAGACCTGAAGAAGGAACGGCACAAGTTCACAGAGTCCAACCTGAAGGCTGACGCCAAGAACAACGGCCTCCTCCTTTTTCCGAACACCTACAGCGAAATACGGCAACTGGAGCCTAAGAACTATGTCGTGGATGCTGAACAGGTGAAGGTGATAAACGAGGGCGTCTATCAGTATTTTGGCGTCAACGAGGACGTGCTGAAGAACCGGGCCTATGGCGATATGTGGAGCGCCTTCTATGAGGGCGCGGTGGAGCCTTTTGCGCTCCAGTTTTCGGAAGTCGTTACCAAGATGCTTTTCACCTTCCGCGAACGGTCGGAGGGATCCGAAATCATGGCTACAGCCAACCGAATCCAGTACATGAGCAACGGCGACAAAATGAAGGTCACGGAGACATTTGCGGATCGTGGCCTTGCCACCGTGAACGAGATCCGGGAGATATGGAATCTGCCGCCTCTGCCGCCTGAGATCGGGGACAAGATCCCGGCGCGTGGGGAGTATTACGACATCCGGGAGGGAAAAGATGAATAAAACGATAGAGGAAAAACTGAACCAGGGGAGGCAGTACAGATCTGTAGTTGAAATCCGAGCCCTGGAAAACGAAGAGGAGTATACGGTTGAGGGCTATGCCACTACCTTCAACTCGCCATATACGCTTTGGTCTTGGGACGGCTATACCGTCCGGGAACAGATCGCGCCTACCGCCTTTTCTGAGTGCGACATGAGCGACGTTATCATGCAGTACGACCATGTAGGCCGTGTCTTTGCAAGAACGTCTAACACCACTTTGGAGCTTGCCGTGGACTCGCACGGCCTTAAGATCCGGGCGTACCTGGGCGGCACCGAGCTGGGCCGTCAGCTCTACAGTGAGATAAAGGGCGGCTATACCAACAAAATGAGCTTCGGCTTCCACGTGAAGGAGGATTCACGTGTAGAAACTGTGAATCATGAGAGTGGTGCTGTGGAAATCCTCCGCACCATCACCGAGATAGATAAGCTCTATGATGTGAGCGCCGTGAGCCTGCCGGCAAACGACGCCACCGAAATTTCTGCCAGAGCCACGGGCGAGGGAGTCATTGCCGAGGTCAAGGAGGAGATCCGGAAGCGTGAGGAGCGCGAGCGGCAGAGGAAAAGACTGAAATTACTTTTGGAGGTTTGAAATGGAATTAGAAAAAATGACCATTGAACAGCTTGAAGAGAAGAGAAGCGAGCTGAAGGCCAAGATTGAGGAGCCTGAGGCAGATCTTGACGCGCTCACCGAAGAGGTTCGGGCCGTGGTCGCTGAGATCGAGAAGAGAAAGGCGGAGGAAGCCAAGCGCGTAGAGCTGCGGAAGAACGTGGCCGCCGGCGCTGGCTCCGTCGTGGAGAAGATGAAAGAGGAGAACAGAAACATGCCTACCTTAGAAGAGATCCGGAAGAGTCCGGGGTATGTGAACGCTTACGCTAACTACATCAAGACCGGCGACGACAAAGAGTGCCGTGCGCTGCTTTCCACCAATGTCACCGGCGGACAGGTGCCGGTGCCTACCATGATCGAGGGCCGGGTAAAAACCGCCTGGGAGAGATCTGACCTCATGACCAGGGTGAGAAAGACCTATATCCGGGGCAACCTTCAGGTTGGCTTCGAGCTCTCCGCTGAGGGCGCTCTTATCCACACCGAGGGCGCTGCCGCCGGCAAGGAGGAGGCGCTGACCTTCGGCATCGTCTCCCTCACCCCGCAGAGCATCAAGAAATGGATCACCATTTCCGACGAGGCTATGGACATGGGCGGCGAGGAGTTCCTGAACTACATCTATGACGAGGTTACTTACCAGATCGCCAAGAAGGCCGAGGCCGTGGTGCTTGACAAGATCAAGGCACTGACCGCCAGCGCAACCAGCACCGCCGTAAGCGTTGGCGTGGTTGCCGGTACCCCTACCGTCGGAATTGTCGCCACTGCGCTGTCTATGCTCTCTGACGAGGCTGCCGACCCTGTTGTAGTCATCAACAAGCAGACCTACGCCGATTTCAAGGCCGCGCAGTATGCCAACAAGTTCAACGTGGATCCCTTCGAGGGGCTGCCTGTGCTCTTCAATAACAGCCTTCCAGTCTACTCCACTTCCGGAACCGCCGGCGACACCTGGATGATCGTCGGAGACTTCGGCCAGGGTGCACAGGCCAACTTCCCGAACGGTGACGAGATCACCCTGAAGTATGACGAGCTGAGCCTTGCGGAGAAGGATCTTGTTAAGATCGTGGGCCGTGAGTATGTGGGCATCGGCATCGTTGCCGACCGTGCCTTTACCAAGGTCACTTTCTAGGTGATAGGTGGGAGTAGGACATGAAGATAATGGTTGCAATCCCGTGCATGGACATGATGCACACACTCTTTGTAAAGTCGCTCCTTGGGCTTAAGAGGGTCGGAGAAATGCAATTTGCATTCTCCGCCTCTTCCCTGGTGTACGACTCGCGCAACGGCTTGGCCAAGAAGGCCATAACGGAGGGCTTCGACTATATTCTCTGGCTGGACAGTGACATGGAGTTCCCTGCCGATCTACTGGAGCGGCTTATGGAGTCCGGGAAGGACTACGTGAGTGCCCTGTACTTCAAGAGACGGCTTCCGGTGTCGCCGGTCATCTATGAGAAGGTCGGGTATTACCACGGGGATGATGAAGTCACGCCGATAGCTGTGCCTTTTGCCTCTTATCCTGATTCACTCTTTGAGGTGGAAGGCACTGGCTTCGGGGCGGTTCTCCTCTCTGTGGAAGCCCTTAAGAAAGTGGTGGACAGGTACGGCGCTCCATTCTCCCCGATTCTGGGGTTCGGGGAAGACCTGTCTTTCTGTTTGCGCTGCAAAGAGGTGGGCGTAAAAATGTACTGCGATCCGACCATAAAGGCCGGACACGTAGGTTACAAGACATACACGGAAGAAGATTACGAGGAGAAGCGAAATGCTGGAGAAGGTAAAGAATGCCCTGCGCATTACTACTAATGTGTTTGATGACGAGCTTAAGGGGCTGATTTATGCAGCCGCGTCGGATCTCAGAATCGCCGGCATTTCCGGGGCGGATCCCACAACAGAGGATCCGCTGATTATCCGGGCAATAATCACCTACTGCAAGGCCCACTTCGGGCAGGCGGAGGAAGGAGAGTATGACCGGCTTAAGGCCTCGTATGACGAACAGAAGGCCCAGATGCAAACGGCCACGGGGTACGGACTCGATGAAGAGGAACGATATAGCGGTGCTGGTATCTCAGACGATGGTACTGGATCGGTTTGGGGTACAGTCACCCCAAGAAAATAGGAAAACGGTTTTCTGCCGCGTTCGCTCCGTCACCGTCAACGAGTTCTTCCAGTCCGGGCAACAGGGATATAGGCCGGAGTACCGCATAGCCTTCCTGGCTGCGGAGTACGACGGGGAGCAGCTTATCTATTACAGAGACAAGCCTTACTCTGTGATCCGGGTCTATAACCTCTCTGAGGACTATGTAGAGGTAACGGTGGAGGCGAGGGCAGGAAATGGCGCGTAAGTACAACCCCAACCGGGAAGAGATCCGCTGCGGCCTTGGTGAGTACCAAGCCGTTCTCAAAGACATCCTTGCGGAGTTTGGCGAGGAGGCGCGGGAGGCCGTGGTTGACGCGGTGGAAGAGACCGGTAAGCAACTCGTGAAGGATGTGAAAAAGGCAAGCCCCAAAAAGGGCGGACGGTATAAAGCCGGATGGCGCTGCGACGTAAAGGAGTGGCGCACGGATGCCCTTGCGACGGTCTACAACAAGGACGCCTATCAGCTTACTCACCTCCTGGAGTTTGGGCACGCACTGTATATCGGTGGCCGCCATGTTGGCGAAGTGCCGCCGAAGGTGCACATGGCACCGGTGCAGGACGAGGCCGGGGACGTTTTTGCGCGAAAGCTGAGGGAGATCATGACATGACTTACCAGGATGTATATGAAGGCCTGAAACTTGCCGGCCTGCCAATCACCTATTACCAGTGGCAGAAAGGCAGCGCACCGCCGCCGCCCTATCTGATTTACTACTATCCGCAGCGGAACGACGTATATGCGGATAACGGCAACTATCAACGAGTTGAAAGCCTTAACATAGAGCTCTACACAGCAAATAAGGACTTCGAAAAGGAGACCGCTGTGGAGGCGATCCTTGCAGGGCTCGATCTTGTTTACGAGAAAGAAGAGCAGTTTATAGAGTCGGAAGGGCTCTATGAATGCCTTTATGTAACGGAGGTTATCATCAATGCCGAAGATTAAGTATGGTCTTAAGAATTGCTATTACGCAAAGGCGACTATCTCCACCACCGACGGAAGCGCCACCTATGGCACTCCGAAGCCCTGGAAGGGCGCCGTGAACCTTTCCATGGATCGGGAAGGAGATCAGGAAATCTTTTACGCGGACAATATCGCCTATTATGTGTCCGCGAACAACGGCGGCTATACGGGCTCCTTTGAGTCTGCGCTTATCCCGGACGACTTCCGCACGGACATCCTTGGAGAGACCGCAGATACTAACGGGGTGCTCATCGAGACCGTGAACGCGGAGCCTGAGCACTTCGCTTTTCTCTTCCAGTTTGAGAACGACAACACGAACACGAAGCACGTGCTCTATAACTGTGTCGCTTCCCGTCCGTCCGTGTCCTCTCAGACCAAGGAGGCAACGGTGACGCCTGTTACCGAGACGGTGGACATTATGGCTCTGCCGATCTATAACGCAACGCTGGATAAGGACATCGTTAAGGCCAAGACCGGCGAAACCACCAGCACGGCGGCGGCAACGGCGTGGTTCACCACGGTCTACCAGCCGGCGGAGTAAAGGAGGAGAAGGTTGTACAAGGAGATAAAAGTAGGAGAGTTTGCGCTGCCGTTTAAGGCTTCCGCGCTCACTCCGGTACTCTACAAGCACGTCTTTGGTTATGACTGGCTTAAGATTTGCAGCCAGGCAGCCAAAGAGGCGGACAAGGCCGAACGGGAACGGAAGGAAGCGGAGGAACGTGGCGAAGTATGGGACGGCACAGAAGTCTCCAGCATTGCCGACCACATCCCGGAACTGGCCTATATCATGACACGGCAGGGCGAAGGCGCAGACGCTTCGAAGCTCTGCAAGGAAGACTATTACGCATGGCTTGACGTTCTGGAGCCGACCGACCTGCTTAAGGCCGCGCCGGATATACTGGGGCTGTACAACGCCCAGAAAACCACGTCAAGCGTGGCAAAAAAAAACAGAAGGTAACAGAGCGGGAGTTTAACACCCAGCTCTATTTACTTCGAGCGTTGCAGGTGGGCCTTTCCCTCCGGGATCTGGACATGATAACAGAGGGAGAGGTGTACGACCTGGCAACGGAATCCAACAACGATAATTGTGAGTATTGCGAAATTGCAACGCAAGACGATTTCAATAGTTTCTAAGAGGTGACCACATGGCTACGAAGATTCGGGGCGTAACGATACAGATCAGCGCAGAGACGACGAAGTTTACCACCGCGCTGAAAAAACTCAATAGTAGCCTGAGCGGGACACAAAAAGAGCTTAAGGACGTGGACAAGCTCCTTAAGCTGGATCCGACAAACACCGACCTCCTGAGGCAAAAGCAGGATCTCCTTAAGAAGGCAGTCCAGGACACAAAGGATAAACTCAAAGAAGAGAAGGCCCTGCTGGAACAGCTTAAGAGTGCAGACGACGGCACGACGGCAGCGCAGCAGCAGGCGCTCGAACGAGACATAGCGGAAACCGAGTCACAACTTAAGAGCCTCACAAAGGAATACCGCAATTTTGGCAGCGTGGCCGGTCAGCAAATTGCCGCCGTTGGCAAGAAGATGGAAGAAATCGGCGGCAAGATGACAGACGTAGGCATGGCCATGACCCAGAAGGTCACCGTTCCGATCGCTGCCGGATTTGGCGCTGCGGGTAAGCTCTACGCGGACTATGAGGCACAGATGGACAAGGTGCAGGCCATCTCAGGCGCAACTGCGGAGGAAATGGAAGCACTGAGCGCCGCTACAAGAGAGTACGGTAAGAGTACAAAGTTTACGGCCACGGAGTCCGGGCAGGCCCTGGAGTACATGGCCATGGCCGGCTGGGAGCCTCAGGAGATGCTTGACGGCCTGGGCGGCGTCCTCAACCTGGCTATTGCATCCGGTGAGGATCTGGGAACAACTTCCGACATCGTTACCGATGCCTTGACCGCTCTGAAACTGGAGTCTAAGGACACAACGAAATTCGTTGATATCCTGGCGGCGGCAAGCGCAAACTCTAACACCAACGTTTCCATGCTTGGTGAGAGTTTCAAGTATGCGGCGCCGCTCATGGGTACGCTCTTCGAGGAGACCGGAACCCAGGCGGAAGATACCGCCATAGCTCTCGGCCTTATGGCCAACGCAGGTATAAAGGGAATCCAGGGCGGCACCTCCCTCCGGAGATTGCTGACCAACCTGGTTAAGCCTACCGACCAAGTGCAAAACGCCATGAATGACCTGGGCGTCACCCTCGCGGACGAGAACGGCAAGATGTACTCGTTCTACGACATCATGGTACAGCTTCGGGAAGGCTTTGACGGCCTCATGGTGCCGACGGAAGAATTTTCCGCCAGGATGGCGGAGCTGGATCAGCAATATGAAGATGGTCAGCTCACAGAATCAGAGTACGCGGCGGCACAGGACGAGCTTATATCAAGGACATACGGAGCGGAGGCCGCTGAGAAGGCAAGAACGGCGGCCATGCTGTCGGGCCAGACCGGCCTTTCTGGATTACTGGCCATCGTAAACGCCTCCCCCGAAGATTTTGCCGCACTGACTCAGGCGGTCTATGACTCGGAA